CGGCTCTACCGCCTCGCGGCCGATCAGGGCAATGCCGATGCGCAGCTCAACCTCGGCTTCATGTATCACAATGGCGAGGGCGTGCCGCAGGATGATACCGAGGCGGTGCGGCTCTACCGCCTCGCGGCCGATCAGGGCGAGGCCGGGGCGCAGTTCAACCTCGCCCTCGTGTATGCCAAGGGCACGGGTGTGCCGCAGGACTTTGTCACCGCCCATATGTGGGCCAATATCGCGGGCTCCAATGGCGTTGCAGAAGCCGCTTCCCAGCGCGACGCGATCGCCGCCACCATGACCGCCGCCGACATCTCCGAAGCGCAGCGGCGGGCGCGGGAGTGCCTTGCCTCTGGCTATAGAGCGTGCGACTGACGCCGAGTAACGCGGCGCCGGCCGCGCCGAGGACGAGCGTGGCCATAGTGTTCTCTCAGCGTTGGGGAAAGAGGAAAGCGAAGGCGATACGGCGTCGCCAGGTCGGGGAGAGCGGTTCCTCGATCACGCCGAGCCGCTCATAGGCGTGGAGAAAGGTGTCGGGGCTGGTCAGGATGCCCACATGCTTGGCGATGGCGCGCGGCATCATGCGGAACAGGATCAGCGCACCGGGTATGGCATCGACGGGTGCGATTTCCGGCATCATCGCCCGCGCACCAGCGGCCAGAACTTCAAGCGGGCCGCTCTCACCCCAGTCCCGGCTATAGGGCGGGATCGGGAATGGTTCGGAGCCCACCACCGCGCGCCAGACACCGCGCGCCAGACCGAGGCAGTCGCAGCCGACGCCCTTCAGGCTGGCCTGATCGTGGTAAGGCGTGCCCAGCCAGGACCGGGCAACGGCGATGACGCGGGCAGGATCGGCGATGGACTGGGGCCGGTTCAAAGCACCGCCCCCTCGTGCCCGCCGTCCTTGGTGGCATAACGCCGCCCGTTCGGCGGGCAGACAGTCCCCCGGACTGTCTGCTGATCCGCCTCACCCTGGCCGGGGATATGCGTCACAACACATCTCCTTCATGACCGCCGTCTCTGGTCGCATAGCGAAGGACGGCATCTTGACCCGGTATGCTGGGAAAGCCCCGGAAGTTCGCGACATTGGCGAACCTCGTCGCGCAGGTCGCGATGCGCTTGTCGCACCCGGCGCGGATGGTGAAGGTGTCCGACCCGCCGATGGCACGCACCGGGGCTTCCAGCAGCGTCAGCACGGCGACGCCGTCGACGAGGTCATGCGCCAGCACCTCGGCCCGCCGTCCGGCATTGGCGCCGCTGGTCCAGTCAAGGGTGCCGAAGGCGAACCAGCTTGCCGCAAAGCCTGCGAGGCCGGAGGCGGTGAAAGCGCGGTCGCGCAGCGGGTCGATCACCGCGCCGGTGCCCATGAAGGCCGGGGCATCGAGATCGACGCCACAGCGCGCATCGCCAAGCGCTGCATCGCAAGAGGCCTGAAACGTCCGCCCGACCGTCTGGCCGAGGACATGGGCGAGGCTGCGCACCTCGGCCACGAAGGCCAGCCGCCCGCGCCGGATCTGACCGATGGCGCCGCGCCGCATCAACAGGCGCTGGCCTGGATCGGCCCAGTTCACCCGCCAGACCTCGACCGCCGCATTGTCCCAGCGGCCGTCGAGGATGTCGGTCTCGGTGATCCGGTCGGAGGTGAGCACGCCTTGGGCGTCCTGCGCATCGACCGAGAGATCGGAGCCCGCGCGCACTTCCGAGGCGGCGAAGCCGCTCTCGGGTTCGAAGTCGGTGCCGTCGAAGCTGAGGGACCGATCGTGGTCGGTAAAGCCGAGGGCGCCGTCCGGGGAGCAGGCGCTGATGGACAGCACCGGATTGTAAATCACATTCCAGCCCACGAAACCAAATGTGTTGAAGATCCCCTCCGTCTCGGTGTGCAGCCGGATCATCCGTGCCCCGGCGGGCACCGTGACGGTCAAGCTGCGCGGCACGGCGGCGAAAGGGCCATTCAGAATGTTGTTGATGCTTGGCGAAAGGCTCGTGCCGGACTGAGCCAGAAACTTGCCGGTGCCGTCGAAGGTCAGCGTCTGCGCCAAAGTGAACCATTTGAAGGTCACGATGCTGTTCGCGCCAACGCTGTCGTAGGTACCGCCTCGCTCGATGATGTCGGAATAGGTGATCTGGCTGCCCGCCGGGATCTCCGACACGTCGATGTCGAAATAGCAGGACCAGTCGCCGGAATGGTGGCCACCAGTCTTGTCGCCATACCAGGGGCTGGTCTTGAAGGCAGCGACGTTCGACGCCCCCGGGTTGAATGGCGCGATCTGCCAGGTGCCGTAGCGCGGCGGCAGCCGTTGCCGCCAGCTGGCCTGCGTTGCGCTGTGCCAGTCGTAGGGGTCGCCATCCGGCCACATGAAGCTGTTGGTGAAGGCGATGTCGGGCAGCGGTCCCCGCACCGGAGTGATCTTCCAGCACCAGGCCAGCGTCGTCGTGCCCTCGTCGAGATGTGCTTGAGGCGCGGGCGAAAGCGTCTTCATCGCCCCTCCCACCGGAACCCGCGCTCGATCCGGTCGCGCAGCCCGATCAGGCCAAGACCAAGGGTAATCAGGGTCATCGGCGAGTCATCCCCGGCCCCGGCGAGGATCGCGACGAGGCGGGCCAGTTCGGCAAGCTGGCCCTGGTCGGGCAGCAACAGGGCGCCGCCGCCGGTCAGCACCGCGAGCAGTCCCGCCCACCAGGTCAGCGAGGTCGGTTGGAAATAGCGCATGGGTCAGACCCTCCGGGTGAGGTTGGAGAAGAAGGTGGCGAGGCGCGCGAGCCAGCCAAGCGGCGGCATGGACGCAGGTGGCGATGGCGGTTCGGTGGGGATTGCGGGCTTCACTGGCAGGCGTGTCGGACGCAGCAGCGCCAGCGCCTCGGCCTCGGTCAGGCGTCGGAGCGGTCGCGAGAAATCCACCCGTCCGTTGCGGTCCACCGCCCAGACCGGGATCGTGCCGGTCGGATAACGGCCATCGCGGAACAGGTCCCGTTCCGCCTCGCGCCGCGTGCGGATCGCGGCGGGCCGGAGCCAGCCCATGAACCCCTGCGCGGCGGCGGCGCGGTTGCCCGCGTTCAGATGGCGGGTCAGCGAGGCCTTGGCGATGCCGCCAGTGTTGTAGTGGAAGCTGACCAGCGCATCGAACTCGTGCGGTTCCAGCGGCACCTTCACGACGCGCAGCACTTCAGCCTCGTAAGCCACGATGTCGGCGCGGAAGAGCCGGAACGCCTCGCGGATCCCGGCATCGAGATCGGCGGGCATGCCGCGCGGCATTCGTGCCGGATCGGGGGAACCGGCGGCGGCGGTGTGGCCGATGCCGAAGGTCCAGACGTTTTTGACATCGAGATAGGGTCCGGGCACGAGTCCTTCGTGCCGGCCGAGGGCCAGCAGGCCCCGGTCAGTCATGTGCATGGGATCACCCGAGAAGTGAGAGGATCAGGATCAGCGCGGCGACCAGAAGGCCGATGCGCAGGCGATGGCTGAAGGCCCGGCCCGGATCGGCGGCATCGCAGCGGAGGGAGCGTGCGAGGCGGAGCAGTTCATGCATCGCTGTCGCCCCCCTTGCCGCTGCGCAACCGGGCGAGCACGACCTCGATGAAGGCGGGGCCGAAGACGCCGACCAGATAGGCGGCCGACCCCGCCGCACCCCCGGCCGGGATCGCTTGCGATGGCAGGCCGAGCCAAGCGGTGATGACCGCCATTGACAGGCTGCCCATCCCTGCCGCGATCAGACCGCCGAGCAGGATGTGGCGCAGGGCATCGCGCAGCCGCATCCGGGTGGTCAGGGCGTTGGTGGCCCCGCCCAGTGCACCCCAAGCCGCCAAGATGACTGCAGTGGAGGTCGCCAGGTCGCGCAGCGCGGCGGCGATGAAGCCAGTTTCTTCGTTCATCGCCGGATCTCCAGCAGCGGGATGGATGTGATCGACCCCAGCCGCTCGAGGTCGAGGGTGACGTCGAGCATGTCGGTGTCGAAGCGGACGGGGACGTCGAATTCGAAGCCTGCCGTGATGGCCACGCTCGCGCCGGGGGCGGTGGTGAAGGTGACGCTGCCAGTGGCGGTGTTGACGCTCCAGCCGGTCATCTGCTCGACGCCGTTCAGGGCGACGCGAACACTGCCCGCGACCGGCTTGGCAATCGCGCGGGTCCAGCTTTGCGCGCCGGAGGTGTAGCGCTTCAGCAAGGCGAAGGTGTTGACCGCGCCATTGCCGGTGCCGATGGGCTGGTTGGTCGGGGCTATCGCCTGCGACGGCAGGCAGGACTTGTAGTCCGCCCAGTCCTTGTAACGAAAGCCGTGCAGGCGGCCATTGCGGGCCTCGAAGAAGGCCACGACCGCCGCCACTTCGTCGGCGCGACGGATGCCATAGGCGACGTCGTACCGTCGGCGGCTGTTCGCCCAGCTGGCGTTGCGCTCCTCATCACCAGAGGCCAGCTCGACGATCTGCGTGCGCCGTTCCGGCCCGCCGCGCGCCCCGCGGCTGATGTTGTCGGGAAACCTGACTTCATGGAATGCCATCACATGCCCCTCCGGCCCAGCGACACAGCACGGGCAATGTCGCTTGCCACCTGCGTCCGGGATTGCCGGAAGCTTTCGGCGTCGCGCGCCATGATTGTGACGTTGACGGCGGGCGCGCTGGTCTGGCCGTAGCCCGCCGCTTCCCGGCGCGACAGAACCCGCTCGCCCCGTTGCAGGATCGCGGGAACCTCATCGGGCTTGATCCCGGCCCAGCCACCCGAATGCATCCGTGGCGCATTGGCGAAGGCAATGGCTGGGACCATGCGACCCGGGCCCGGCGATCCGACCATGCCACCCGCATGCAGGATGTTGGCGAAGATCCCGCCCGCACCGCCGAGGGCCCCGGACAGCGCATTGGCAATCGGCCCGAGGATGAAGCGCCGGGCCGCCAGTTTTGCCAGATCGGCGATCATCGACGTGACCAGATCACGGAAATCCAGCTTGCCGGTCTTGACGAACTCGCCGACTGCATTCTCGGCCGAGGTGAAGGCGCTGACCAGTGCCTGGCCGATATCACCGCCGATGTTGCGCGCCTTGGCGGCATAGTCGGCGAGTGCTGCGGTCACCGCACCCCAGCCGGTCGCGGCCTGGTCAGCCCCTGCGGCAGCGTCCGCCCCGGCCTCGCGCGCAGCCGCACCGGCACTTCCGGCAGCGGCTGCAGTGTCGTCCAGTTCTGTGTTCAGGGCATCCGCCGAACTGGCGGCATCTGCCAGCGCGGCTTCTGCCTCCGCCCCTGTGCCGGTCACCGCGTCGCGCAAGGCCTGCCAACTGGCCAGTGGACGGCCGGCAGCATCGGCCAACATGCCACCCGCTTCGCGATAGCCATCGGCCCGGCCACGCGCGTCATCTGCCATCGTGCCAAGCCCGAGGTCGGGTGGCTCGAGATAGGTCCGCGATAGCGCCGCCGAAAATGCATCTGCTGCGGCCGCCCCGGCGGCAGTTGCGGCCCCCTCGAACGGGTTGTCGATCCGCGCCAGTTCGACCGGGCCAAGCGTGCCGATCCGCACCCCGCCTTCGCCCACCGCCCAGTCGGGCAGAAGATCCAGCGCGGCGTTCAACCCGTTGATGAAATTGTTGATCCGGGTGACGACGCCGTTCAGCATCGCTTCGACGCCCGAGATCAGCCCGTTCGCGGCCTGGAAGGCGAAATCGCCGATGGCACCGGGCAGACTGCCCCAGATTGCGACCGCCGCATCATACGCCCCTTGGAAGATGGCGGCGGTCCGGTCGCCGAAACTGACGACGCCCGCGATGGTTCCTTCAAGCGCCGAGAGCCCGGCCGCCTTCAGCCGCTCCCAGCCAGCGGCCATATTGGCAAAGGCCGCATCGAGTGACAGACCGATGCGCGACCAGACCTCCTTGGCAAGGTCGCCCAGCAGGCGGAACGCTTCGCCCACACCACCGACACGGGCGACAAGTTGCGAGAACTGGTAGACCAATTCGCCCGCTCCGACGATCAGCGCGCCGATGCCGGTCCGGATCAGCGCCCCGCGCAGGAAGACCAGTGCCGTGGCCAGCCCGCGCACGGACAGCGCCGCCGCCACCATGCCCGCCACCCAGCGCCCGGCCATGATGCCCGCGAAGGTCGCGGCATAGGTCGTCAGCCGCCCGATGTTGTCGAACAGCGCCGTGATAGCCTGACCGATTGGGCCGGTCGCCCGCGCCATGTCAGCGAGCTTGGTGGCGATGGTCTCGAGGGCCGGTGCGACGGCGACAGTCAGGCGGTTGACGAGACCGGTCCAGATCAGGCTGAGGCGTGCGATGGCATCGCCGGTGCGCTCGATCTGGGCGGCGTCACTAGCGCTGACGGCCACCCCAAAATCCCGCACATCCTGCGCAGCCTCGCGCAGGGTTGTCGGATCGATGCGAAGGAAAGCCAGTGCGGCCCGATCGCCGAAAAGGTCAGACGCTACAGCGGCGCGTTCGGCTTCCGGCACGAACTGGTTCAGCGCTTCCTGAATGGCCACGATGCGCTGGTCGAGCGGCATGGCCTGCAATTGCGCGGCCGTCAGGTTCAGTCGTTGCAGGGCCGCCACGGCCGATCCCGACCCGGTCGCCGCTTCCGACAACCGGGTGGTCAGCTTTTTCGTCGCCTGTTCGATCTCGCCCATCGACACGCCCGCCAGTTCCCCGGCCCATGTCAGGGTCTGGACGCTTTCGACCGTGGTCTGCATCGATTGCGCGAGCTTGGCCTGCGCGTCGACATTGGCGAGACCCGACCGAACCATCGCCACGCCCGCAGCGGCGGCGGCGGCGGTCACTGCGGCAAGCGCGATCCCGGCCTTGCGGGCGAAGCTGCCAAGCCGGGCATTGGCCAGTTCCATCTCGGTCGACAGACGGCCGAACCCCCGCGCGCCAGCATCGCCGATGCCTTCCAGCTCGGCCCGCACCTGTCGTCCGCCTTCCGCCACCAAGCGGACGCTGACCCTCTTCTCAGCCATGGCCGTCTCCGATCTGTTCGTTTGAGCGGCGCACCATGACCGCCTCGATCTCGGGCAGCAGTTCGGCCGCGATCAGGGTGTCGATGCCGAGGGCGCGGGCCATGGCGAGGGCCGCGCCCATGTCCCAGCCCAAGACCGCGCCGGGGATCACCCGCAACTGGCCGCCAAGACGGCCGACCAGATCCCAGACTTGCCAACCCTCATGCGTCAGTGGCCGGTTCAGTCTTGCGGGGCAGTCGGGGCAGCGCCCACCGCGGCCCTCGCAGGGCTCGCAGGCCGCGCAGTACCGGTCGCCCCCGCCGAAGGACCAGTCGGCAAGGGCGCGGAGACGTTTTTTTCCGCGTCCAGGATCAGACCCTTGGCGACGTATTGGGTCTGGAAGGCTTCGAAGACCGGCCAGATTTCCAGAAGGGCGTCGATCCCTTCGGGCGAAACGGGCACGATCTCGCCCGCGTCGTCGCCGACGCCTTCCCAATCCAGCACCGCGCGACGCGCGACGGCCTTGGCCATGGCGAGGGCCAGTTGTTCTTGGCTTGCGCCTTCGGGCAGAGCTTCGATGGCCGGATCGGCGCGGGCCGAGACCATCAGCGCGGTGGTCAACGGGGCGACCAGCAGGCGCAGGCCCGGGACGAGGGTCAACCATTGCGGGGTGGCGGTCAGGTTCAGACGGATCATCAGTAGGCCTCGATGTCATTGATCAGGGTTGCGGTGCACATGCGGCCAAGCGCGGCATCGCGCGCCGCCTGCCAGTCGAATGTCGCTTGCACGCCTTGCGGCCCGGAAATCTCGATCCGGGGGCGCGGCAGGTAGACGGCGTGGGCGGTGAAGGTGAAGCTTTCGCCGGTCAGCAGGGCATAGGCGAAGCCGATTTCGCAGGGATCGCCGTTGATCGCCTGCGTCACCAGCGTGCTGTCGGCGAAGCGCACTTCGATGCGGCCGGTCAGTGCGGCGATGGAGGGGTCGGCCCCGTCGATCTTGCCATCGCTGCGGATGGTCTCGATGCGGTCGAGGTTGTTGGCATAGGTGATTTCGGCCGAGACCACGTTCCCCAGGGTCGTGCCATTGCGGCTGATCGCTGCGTTGAAATGGCCGAACCGCTTCAGCGCCAGGTCAGTGGGCGTGCCTGCACCGGTCGTGGTGCTGATCGTCTCGCCCTGTGCCACCAGCCGCGCCGTCGCGGTCAGCAATCCCGAGCGCTGCACCT